GACGATATCTGACGTTTTGGAATAATGCTTGTTTCAATTCATCTAATGTTAGACCAGATGGAGTAGAAAGGATACTTGCTGTTGCTGATATTGTCATATATGTTTCCCGATATTGTATTTATCAGGAAACAACTAACAATCACAAATCGCCCGGTTTACGATTCTCACTATAATGTGCGTCAAAACTACCACCGGGATAGCGACTTTCTAATTTACGTACATTCTCATTAATAACATCATTTGGGTCAAGATTTAATGCTCTACAAGCATTAATCCAATACCACATGATATCCCCGAGTTCTCGTTTCATATGAAAGACGTTCTCATCATTTAATGGTTTACCCTGAAAAAACATCTTTTTGGGCACTTCAATAAATTCTCCACTTTCAGCCGCTAATCCTAGACAAGCGGTGAGTAGTAGCGGGACATTGATATCAGGTCCATGTAATCCGTCACCAATGTAATTACCATCAAGTTCATCACATCGGTCCATAAATGTAGTTAAGTCATTACTAGGTTTACTAGTTACTGCTTCTACAAAATCTTTGTATTTGTTCAAATCAATATTCATACTAAATCCTTAAACATTTGTTTTCTACCCTCTTCTCCTACTAGCGCATCAAATAATTCTCTTACACGCTGTAACATAGCACAATTAAACATAAGCAAATCACGCCTATCATCACACATCATAATTTGCTGGTCTATTGGCTTAATTAGTTCTTCCATTCGGTCTTGAATATCGCTCATTAAAATGCTTTCAAAATAATCATTTGGTCGTTAAACCTACCATTAGGTGTTGTACTAACTGCTTTAATGTCTTTAAAATACTTACGTGCTGCCGGCTTGCTACCCATAACTTCTTTAATCTGCTCAGCCGGTTTACGTAGTGTTTTCACTTCACTTTGTGCTGTATCAAACCCTAACAATGTGCTACCTTTAACAGTAAACGTTTTGCTATAGTCATCAGCAATGTAATGATGTAATTTGCGTTTTGCTGTATCATAAACCCATGCTTCACTTGCGCCATGAAGCTTAATAGGACTGATACTCATCAAATCAAGTTTACTTGCAGTATCTTTGAATGTTTTAAGATACTTAAGTTTTGCTACTTGTTTCTCTACAGGTACAGCCTTACGTGCCCTAGGAGCTTTAGCGGCTTTCTTAACACTAATGTAACTATTCAAATCACTAATAACTAACTCAATAAACTTTACAATATTTTTCAATTGTGTTTTAGTTAAATGTTGATAACCCTGCACTAATTGACTATCAGTACCTTTTAATACTTCTTCAATTTCATTCAATTTCTTTTTCCATACATCGGTCAATAAACTGATATGTTGTGGCATTACATTCTTTTTAGCAACCTCATCTATTGGTCTTAATGTATGTTTTGATCCTGCACCTGATGTAATATATTCATCAAACAATCCTTCAAGTTCACCTGCGGCTTCACGTGCTTTATCTTTTAGAATTTCCTGAATGTTAGGTCTATTAGACACTTCGGGTACAGTAGCTTCAATCACTTCTGGTTTATTAATAGTTTCAAGCAATCGTTTAATTTCATTTTGTAGGGTATCTGATTCTGTTTCAGAAAGTTCTAGCCCACGCAATTCCATACGTGCCAACCAAGCTAGAGTATTGATACATTCTCTTTCATCAATCTTACGCATAATTTTAGCCTCTTGTGGTCGTTCACGTAGGTCTAAGTATTGTGATAAGAATTCTTTAGCATCTTTCTTGCCATAGAAACGACCATACCATGTGAAACTACGCATAAGTGCTACTCGGCGTCTATCTGGATCGGGTTGTACGGCAAACATAGGTTCAGGACCTAAATATTCAATGTCCGGGTCTCTAGGGTTAAGTGTCTTAACCTGTGAATAATCACTAGCTTTAATGATTTTCTTTGCGGGTTTACGTGTTGCCATTAAGTTCTCCTAAATTTATAGCGCATTTATGTATTATAGCAGATGTTCCATTTATTGTCAACCTTGCAGTTGACCCGTTTTTAACTCTATCTGCTGAACAGATAAATAATAGATATGCCTAGATTATCACTATATCACCCGACAAAATCAAACGATTATCGATTCTTTGATAGAACAATATCAGAGATGTTTACTGTTGGCTCCACAGATTTATATATTCACAAATACTTAGGACCCACAGATCAGGGTGCAAGTATTGATTATACACAACCACAATATGATGTATTAGATCCTACTAATATACAAGATTTACTATTTTTAGAGAATAGAGATAGAACATATGACCCTAATATTTATAGATTACGTGGTCATTATAATGTTCAGAATTTAGACTTTAATTTAAGCCAATTTGGTTTATTCTTAAATAACGATATTATTTTTATTACCATTCATTATAATGATATGATTGATTTAATTGGTCGTAAATTAATGGTAGGTGATGTATTAGAATTACCTCATCTATTAGATTATAATCCATTAAAAGAAACTATTCCGGTAGCATTAAAAAGATTTTATCAAATAACAGATGGTAATTTTGCTAGTGAAGGATTTAGTCCTACTTGGTATCCGCATTTATGGCGTATTAAATGTGAACCATTAGTTGATAGTGAAGAATTTAGTCAGATATTATCTGAGCCAATTAATCAGGATAATTATCTTGGATTATGGGATGCTACTAGAACATATCCAGCCGGTTATACTATTACATTTGGTGATAAAAATTATCTATCTAAACAAGAAGTACCAATTGGTATTACTCCTCCTAATACAGTATTCTGGGAACTTGATCCTAATCAAAATCTTAAAGATATTCTTGCTACATACAATAAGAATCTACAAATCAATAATGCTATTATTGAAGAGGCTGATAGATTAGTACCTAAATCAGGTTACGATAGAAGTAATTTATATATTGTACCTACATATGGTGAATTTGAAACTAATACAGAATTATCAGGTAAATATAATCAACCCGCTCCTCCTATAAATGTTATTGCTAATAACGGAGGTGCTCCTGTTGTAGCAACCGGTGTTGTAGCAATAGTTCGTAGTCCTGCTTACAAAAACGCAAGTCCTATATTACGCATACCTAAAGCAACAATTCAAAGTATATGGGATATGTCAGCGGACATGACATTTGATCCTTTACAAGCCGCACGACAAATTAATTTAGAAACTGCTACTATTGCACCCACACTCATTGGTAACGGTTCGGGAGCAGTTGAGGGTGAGATTGTATTAACAGCATTGCCAACAGGGCCAATTACAGGACCATATGGTACTTCAGATAACACATATGCGTTTGCCGATCAGAATCCAGTAGCACCAAACTTTACTGGAACACAACCATATGGCCCAGATACTATGGACTATCGTGCAGATTCTGATCCAAGATTCCAATTCATTGCTCGTAGTAGCCCAAGAAGTTTTGGATATACAACTGGTTACTTAGACGGTACGGGCGAAGCACCAAATGGATTCCCGACAGGAGCAGGTATTGCTTTTCCTCAAAACCCAGAAGTGGGTGCATATTTCTTACGCACAGATTATTTACCACAACTTCTTTATCGTTGGGACGGTAGAATATGGGTTCGTATATCTAAAAACGTCAGAACACCTACAGGATTTACTGAAACAGATTTGTCACAGCAATCTACTTTCATAAATAACAGTAATGTTACTGTCACAACTAATGGTACAGAGATACCACAGAAACAAGCTCTATCAACTATTTTAACGATAGCACCAGATCCACTACCACCGGTAATTTAATAAATGGCACAATTTTTCTATGATAATCAAGTACGCAGATTTCTAATTCAATTTGGAAAAATCTTTAGCAATTGGTATGTTACTAAAGGCAAAGACCCCGCGGGCAATGAAATATTGGTTCGTGTTCCAGTTATGTATGGTGATTCAAGTCGTCAAGCAAGTACAATTATTGCTAACAATAGTGCTAGTAATTTGCCTAGCGCACCACTAATCACTTATTACATTACTGGTTTAGAATATGATCAACGTAGAACTCAAGATCCTACCTTTGTTGATAAGATTCAAGTTCGTCAACGTAGCTATAATGCAGAAACACAAAGCTATGAAACTGTACAAGGACAAGCATTTACTGTTGAAAGATTAATGCCAGTACCCTATACATTACGTATGAGTGTAGATTTATGGACAACTAATTACAATCAAAAATTAGAATTGATTGAACAACTAGGCACACTATTCAATCCTTCATTAGAAATTCAATCTACTGATAACTTTATTGATTGGACTAGTTTAAGTGTTGTGTATCAAGATGGTTTAACATTTAGTAGTAGACAAATACCACAAGGTACAGGTAATCCTATTGATGTACTAAGTTGGAAATTTTATATGCCTATATGGATTAGCAATGCGGCTAAACTTAAAAAGATGGGTGTTATTGAAAAGATTATTGCAAGTATATTCTCTGGTAAAGCACTGGATGATATACAGAATGATGATTTATTATTAGGTACAAGACAAAAGATTACACCATATGGATATAAATTATTATTGATAGGTAATAGCCTACAACTATTACCAGCTAATCAAGATTTCTATCCAAGTAATGAAGATTTAGATTTGCCTCCTAACCCCAATACAAGTTTATATTGGTCAAGTCTATTAAATGTTTATGGAACTATACGTCCCGGTATCAGTCAAATATGGTTACAAAACCCATTTATGACTACCGAGATTGTTGGCACTATTGTTCCGGATCCAGTAGATGATAGATTATTGATATATGATATTGATCCAGATACCCTGCCCCAAAATACATTGGATCCTGTAGACAGCGTGATTAACCCACTAGTCACTGGACCAAATGCAGGGTTACCTCCCGCAGAAAATGGCATGAGATATCTTATTGTAGATAACATTGGTCATGAAGGTGATACAACTATTGCATGGGGTAATGTAGTAGCATATGCTAATGACATTATTGAATATGATAGTGGTACAGGCGAATGGTTTGTATCATTTGATAGTGCCCAGGCTACTACAGTAGAATATGTTACCAATTTAACAACCAGCATACAATATCGTTATGTTAATACCGAAGATGCATGGATGAAATCTTGGGAAGGTTGGTACGACCAGGGTGATTATAGTATTGTAATCTAAAGTACTTTATGCTATAATACTTTAGCATATGAATAATATCTCAGCAGGCGTTTTCTTTTACGCTAAAAACACACAACGATTCTTATATCTACTTAGAACGGATAACAAAAATCCGGGCAATTGGGGTATACCAGGTGGTAAGATAGAAAACGGTGAAACATTACTTGTGGGTATTGATAGAGAATGTCAAGAAGAAATTGGGTACTTTCCAGAAAATGCAAAACTAGTACCGATACAAAAATTTGTGAATAATACGTTTACCTATCATACATTTTTTTGTGCGATAGATGAAGAATTCATCCCAATATTAAATTATGAACATTGTGGTTATGCTTGGGTGGGTGATAATCAATATCCTAAACCATTACATCCTGGATTATTTAGTACAGTGAATTTTGATGTTGTTCAGAAGAAATTAAAAGCACTTACGAAAAAACGGTCCTAAGACCGTTTTTTTATTTTAGTAGTTTTGCTATAGTATCAAAACCTAGCGAGCCTATTACAACACCTGCTCCCATCATCATCCATCGCCACTTTTCTAATGCGGAAATTTTTTCAGACATTGCCTGATGTGCTGATGAACTAGCGTCCTTCATACCCTTTAACATCACTCTAGTATCATCGTTGTTTTTAACCATTTCAACGTGAATATCTTTGATATCCGTTTTTATTTCACGGATATCATCAGTGATGTTTTGGACTTCTACCTGAAGAACTGCAATATCGGTTTCAGTTTTTGGCATTTTAATAGTTCTACCTGTTACCATAATTAAGCACTAGCAATAACTACGATTGGGTTAGGCTGACCGTTAGCTGCATTAGCGGCAAACGCAGTATTGAATGTAGCAATAACGTCAGGATTGACACTATATTCAACAGCAGTACCTGTACCAGAACCTGATGCAGTAGCAGTGAATGTAATACCTGTCATATTAGCCATTGCACCAATTGCTGTCCAATTTGTTGTACCAGCAAAGTAAATTGTATAAACTGTACCTGCTGATATTGATCCGGCTGCAACTTGCGTTGGGAACACTTCAGAGTTATAGTCATTAATACTTGAAACATATGCTGTAGCCGATGCCACATCAGTAGAAAGAATATTCATTGTGTTTGGTGTCAATGCGGCGTTAGCAAGATTAGCAGTATAACATTGTGCTGTCAAGCCTGTTGTACCACCTTTTACCAAATACTTTGTTTTACCTTTTTGACGAACAATATAACCTGCTTCATCATCAGCGTAAATAAATGCGGCATTAGATGCTGTAGTTGATGCAGAACCAGTCAATACAACACGGTCTTGAACAGCATAAGATGATACGTTTGCGTTTGTAAGAGAAACGTTAGCACCACCAACATAGTTAGAAACACTGAATGCGGCTGCATTAGAAATAGTTTTAACAAAGTATGTTGTACCGGCAATCAGACCACCAATATTTGCTGTTAATACTACTGGCTGATTTGCAAACAATGTTTGTGCGTTGCCTACAGAAGTCAAAAAATTTCCACTGGCAGAGGCATTAGACAATTCAATATTTGCATAACCTGCAACTGATGTTGTGACAAAACCTAAATTTACATAATCAGTTGAACCATTTGTATTTGCAACAGCAACTTGTAATGCTGAGTTTGCGCTCAATTGTGCAGTAAAGTTTGTACCTACCCCAAATACGTTAGCATTAGCACTGCTTGTATATATAGTACCTGTACCAGCAATACCGATAGCTACTGCTGTCAATACTTGCTTACCAACAATATTTGTGTTGCCACCAACTACACCGTATGTGTTAGCATTAGTTGCTGGAAAGCCTGCGCCACCAAGTGGATTGTTGAAATAAGCATCAACAACATTGAATGAAATAACTTTATTTGTTTGACCAGTAGTATCTTCCAATGTTGCCATAACACGCGGTTGAACACTTAGTTGTGTAGTTGAAACATCAAATGTAGTATTTGATAGTATTGAATTTACATAATATGTAACACCTGCTGTTAAACCACCAACGGTAGTAGTTACTTGGAATGACATACCTGCGGCTACACCGGTTATAGGAGAAGTTGTTAAGTTTCCACCTGAGATTGTAACGATACTACCTGTTTGTGCTGTATCGGTGATTGTTAAGACTGCTTGAGCCTTTGCGATTTTTAGAGGACGTCCCATTTGATTTTCCTTTATAAAATTAGCGGGTTCTAGCCGCTACGCAGTGGGTTACTGCATAAACTCTCAGAATGAGAATGTATTAAGTATTTATCTATAAAGGTATATTTTACTCTACAGGACCGCCAAGTGCCGGTGTAGCATTTACACCAGATGTGCCTGTATTAGCATGAGGAGCTCCTAATTCAGTAATAGTGAATAGTGAATTTGCACCCGCTGTTGATAGATAAGATACAATATTACCTTGTCCTACAATAATACTATTATTAACGGTATTAGGTGGAACCAATTCGCTATTGGCATTTGCTACAGTATAAGCAACACCATATGGGTTATATCTAGCAGTAGTATTTGAAATAGCTACTGATGCATTAGCGGTTAAAGTTAAACTAGTATTATTAGCAATAGCTTTTATAATACCCACGTTAGATCCAGTAATATTACCTATCCAGGCTCCAACATTTAATTGAGTAGTAAACAATGTAGCTACACCAGTAACCGTAGCACTACTTGTATTACATGTTACGTTTCCTGTTATCGCAACATTGGGGAAGCTAGTTGTATATTGTATTCCTACATTGCTAGTAGCAATTCTTATTTTATCAGTTGCTATATTTGCTGATGCCGAAGCTGATGAAGTGTTTGCTGTATATGCGTATGATGCCATTTTATTTTTCCTATTATTTTAAAGTCTGCCGACTGCTACTTCAATGATGCCTTCTACACCATCAAAGTTTTCTAATGATTTACCAATCACTGTACCCAATATTGGGAAGGGTGTAGATTTGGCAAAGCCATATCCTGCACTTACTAACATATCACCCTTTTTAATATTACCACGTACTTTACACGGAACACGACCTTGTAATGCTAATGCAACTGTATGTTGACCTGGACAAGAACTATTCATTACATATGCTGGATTAGTTGATACAATACCTGCAACTTTCGTAGTCGAATCTTCTGCGATTGTAACTTCTTTGTCTCCACCAAATGCCAGTACTGTACCGGGTTCGTAATGTCTATCTGATTCATAATATTCTGCTAAGTCAGCATATGTTGCTGTTAATTTAGATCCGGTAGTTAATGACCAGTTACCTGTAATATTACCTGCTGTCGTGTTAGCTCCTGCTGTTAAAACAGTAGTAATAATATTACCTGCAGTTATGTTACCGGTCGTACTAATTGTATTGCTACCATATGAGGCTAAGAATAAACTTACATTACTATTGCCATATGTTCCGGCAAAACTAATAGAAGTACCGTTAGCATACTTATAGTTATCAGTTAATATATTACCTACATTGGCATTACCGCTTACAGTTACAGTTGTTAGTGTACCAACACTAGTGATATTTGGTTGTGCATTTGTATATACTGTCCCTGCTACTAGTGCATTAGCTACTTGACCTGTTACATTTGCACCCGGAATAGAAGTTAATCCAATACCTGAACCATAATGTGTACCAGTAATATTTGCTCCACTTATATTACCCGTTACAGCTAAACTTGTTAATGTACCCACTGATGTGATATTTGGTTGTGCCGCAGTATAGATTGTCCCTGCTACTAGTGCATTAGCTACTTGACCTGTTACATTTGCACCCGGAATAGAAGTTAATCCAATACCTGAACCATAATGATTACCTATTAAATTTGCACCTGTAATGTTACCAGTAACTACAAGTGATGTTAATGTACCAACACTTGTGATGTTTGGTTGTGCTACAGTTGTTAATGTACCCGTAACTAGTGTACCACTTACATTACCTGCAGTAAGGTTACCTGGAATAGCTACTGCGCCTGTAATTTTATTGAACGTAAATCCAGCGTTGCCTTGAATGACATTATTATCATTAAATTGAATAGTAGTATTGCTACCGCCGGCTGCACTAGTTCCTGCGCCACCTACGCTAGATATTACCCTACCACCGGTTGTATATGTAGTATATCCAGTTGTGTCTACCGGAGTCGTTAAACCAGAATCCGAGTACAAAGAAAACGTGTTAGAAGTTAATATATTTACATAAAAACTTCCACCATTAAGCTCTACCATACCACCAACATTAGTGATAGTTATTTCAGCACCTTCAGTAAAGAAATTATCTTCGGTAGTGGTTACTACACCAGGATTAGCTTTTGTTACTGCGCTAATGTATGCTGTAATTGTTGATTTGGGTGTCCATGTTAGATTACCCACACCATCTGTTTCTAACACATATCCTATTGCTCCGCCACCAATTTTAAGAGTAGATACATCACCCAAATGAATATTACCGCCGGTATATAATGCGGAATTGCCGGGTTGTAATGCGTTACCACCTGCATTATCCCAAGTATTTGTACTAGCTACATAGGTTAGAATTTGACCAGTCTGAGCATTGGAAATATTTAAATTACCCTCACTACCGTTAATCTGACTAAAGGTAATATCAGAATAAGATGTTAATACTTCAATGTTTTCATTATAGGTATTAGCATTGCCTGTTCCACCTATAAAAAGGCGTTTAGCATCATTAGCCCAACCTAATTGTGCTTCTGATAATTGTGGCAGGTCTACAAGGTTACCTGAACGCTGTTGGATTTTTGATATCTGTATAATGGCCATAAGTATAATTCTTTAGAAGATTTATACTTATTTATCATTATTTGTTACAAGAACTGTTCATAATACTTTTCAACACGGTTAAACCATATATCACTATACTTTACAAATTCAGGACCTTCTAAGATAAATTCCTGATATTCATTTGCGGCAGAACACATAAAAATAACACCTTTACGAATCTTTGTGCCATGAACTTCATTATGAGCATTAGCATAGGCTGCTAACTGAACAAAATAATCATCAATCCACTCACGTTTTTTAGGCTTGTTTGTTTGCTTATGGTCCATAATAGCATCACTGCCATCATGTATACCAACTAAATCTGTCGTCCCTGCGTAAATTTTTGGATAATAGAGAGGAACTTCTGTACCCCACCATTCACTACACTTGCTAAGGCCTTGATTAATGATTGATTGGGCCATTTTATGGCTTTGCAAGCTATACGGATTGCTTCCGGGCTCATTGAGTACTCCTGTCTTAATATAATCTTCTAACCACTTGTGCATTCGTGTTCCACGACCTGCGGCTTCTGTTGTGATTTCTTGTGCTTTCTGAACACCAACTCGCTTTCGCCAATTTTGTAATGCTTGTTTAGATTCTTCACTTTTAGTAGCATCTAGTATTGTAGTGACACTAGGAAGTTTCTCACCATCAGGCGTGGCGTATTTACGTGAGCCATTTATTGTTTCCCTAAGCAAAGGAACGTAATTATATTTGTTTGGATTGTACATCAAGCTATTATACTGTATTTTATAACCTAACGCAATGATTTAGGTTAAACTCTAAAACTCTCTCCGCATCCGCATCTATCACGCTCATTTGGATTACTGAATTCAAATCCTTCGTTTAATCCATTACGTACATAGTCAACTATCATGTTCTTTAAGTATACATCATGTTTCTTATCTACTAAAACAATAAACTCATTTTGGGCGTAATTAATGATGGATTCATCATATTTGTATTCGTCTACATATTCCAAAACATATGCCAAACCACTACATCCGGTAGTCTTAACGCCTATTCGTATACCTAGACCCTTACCACGTTTTGTTATTATTTGTTTTATTTTGTTTGAAGCTTTTTCAGTGATTGTAATCATCTTACTTCATTGCTTTTTGTGCCATTTGTTTGACAACTTTTTTGCTATCTTCTTCTTCAGGTTCAACTGGAGTTTCTTGACCTTTGAATATAACCTTATCACCTTGTATATTTGAGATTTTATTCTTCAATGGTAATTTTTTAATCATATCATATAAATCTTCTTTGGCTAATATGATATCATTATCTTTATAGAATTGTAATAATTCATCTACTGTCCAATCCGAATGTTCAACACCACTATCAATATCGCTAGTTAACTGACTTGTTACAGCAACTAATCTTACTAATAGTGGGTTTGGATTGGATAGTTCAAATAAACGCATTATCTCTTTAGGCGACCGGCACCTGCTACAGGTACTTCTTCTTCTGGTTCTTCAACAGAAATGTCATCATCAACGCTGAAATCATCATCACCATCACCGGCTAGATCACCCGACATATCTACATTTAAATCTGCGGTCTCTTCACCCGAATCATCACCAAAAGCATCATCAGCAGAACTCATCATATCACCACCTTGACCAGTAATACCGTTCAATGCAGATTGTAATGTTCCTTTGCTTTGTGTCAATGCGGCTTGCAATGCAGTTAATGCTTCAGTAACTTGTTGGCTGAAAGTTTCACTTTCATTTACACCAATCTCGCTTTGAACACCTGATGTTAATGCTGGTAATTCTTTTACTAACATATCAGATACTTCTTCAACCATTTTCTGTACTTGGTCTACCATGTCTTGGGCTGCAAGAACAACCTGTGACTTCTCAACTTCTTCGTTTTCTACAACGATGCGAGTTCTAGGTAATGACTGTAAATAGCTAAAATGGTCAGCTAATGCTTGTTCCATAAATACTAGTTTCATGTACGATGGACTAGTTTGGCTTTGATAAAATTCATTAGATGATTTAGTTTCATTAATCAATCCACGAACTTTACTAAGCATAGACCTAGTTTCCGTTACGGACATTCTCTTTGTATTGAACGGAAGAGAATAGTGTTCATTCAACGCTCTTTTAGCAGTTGATATTTTTTTGTTGTCGAATTCAGTTAGTTTCATAATTATATTCCAAGACTAAGATAAAGTATTTATCTTTTTTGTTTTATTGTTAGGGTTTTGCGTTAAATCTGTTAGTTTGCCATTTTTTGGAATCATTAATATATGTATATAATTCATCCGTAATCTGTCGTTTTTTTAGCTTATCTTCACTTAATTTGGATAAAAATATTAACCGATCGTCTGTATTTTTGGCATTTTTAAACATTTTGGTATGTAATGATATATCTACTTCTAATCCAGCTAATAAATTGTCCAATTTAATTATCCTATTTGATTGATATAGCATATTTCTTTTATCAAACGTACACCATGCTACAGCATGTTTAAGAGTATTAAAATTATGAGTAGTGAATGTAGTGTGCATTTTCACTATATATTCATTAGTATCATTCTTATTAATATGATACATATTGAATAACTCATAACTATTGTCAGAATTTTGAAAAATAATAACATCTTCTAACTGCCCTACAAATTCAGTTTTCATTAACTTTTCTAATTGTTTTTCTGTATTAATTTTCTTAACCATGTTGTACTACCTTAAAGTATATGTTACGTAGTTCGGCGCTGGTATCTAAAAATGCCGGTAATTTGTCCCAAACTGTTTCTGTTTTAATCATTGGTACCGTGTCACAATCACTATATAATGCTCCTAAATCATTTGTATCGTCATTAAACACACTAGCATGTTGTATGCTAAAATCAAATGACCAACAGTTATATAATTCATTTTCTTGTTGTTGATATAGAAAACCAAAGTCAGTAAATTCATCAAATCGTATC